ATTTCCCTTGGTATTGGGGTGAAGTCTTACCTCAAAAAGATGGTGAATATGAAGGTGTTGATATAGTTTGTGCCCCTAATCGTAATTGGCAATTCTCTCATGTATTCTGGAGATATGGTCAGGAAAACTCTGAACAATGCCCCTTAATTCAACCCCTTATTACTCAACTTAATCCTGACGTTCTTTTTAGAGTGAAAGGCAACATTCACCCATGGGAAGAAACACAAACCCTTCACGGTTTTCATACTGATGAATCTTCCCCTGGTCTTACTTCTATCTACTATGTAAATGATAACAACGGTAAAACAACATTCCGAACTGTTACTGATGATGGACAATTTAACTATACTGAAGTAGAATCAAAAAAGAATAGATTGGTCACTTTCGATAATAGAATCATGCACTCTGGTTCTAATCATACAGATGCCCCTTATCGTATCGTTATTGCATTAAACTATTTCACTCACTCTATATTCAACAGGGACAATCAATGAAGTTTAAGGAATTCGTTAAGGGGCAAACTGTCTCCTATAAACATCACACTGGTTACATCAATTTCATCGATGAACAATATGTAACTATCTGTATTCATGAATATCCTAAACACCCTGATATAGCATTACACTCTAAACATAAAACAAATCAAACTAACCTAGTTGTATCCTACCAAGATTATGACCTCATTCAAAGAACAACTACATTACGTCAAGATAACATCTAAAGAGATTACTTCTATCCTGTGGAATAACTGGAGAGATTACATCATCAAACAACGTAATAACAACCGTACTGACTCTAATTAATAGTTTTCCACAGATAATGCGGAAACTGTGGAAAACCTTTATTAAATGTATTAGTGTTCTTTATCTTCCTTAATTGTCCTCAGGAGTTGTAGTCTTAGCACGCAACCTATCAGATGTCAACCCCTCACAATACTCGGAGAATTTCTGATACACAGTGCTGATATTTGCATTGCTTATCAATGACCTCTAAGACCCTCTAATCCTCTCTGAGAGACTTACAACAACCCCACTTGACAAAGTATCAGAAACATGGTACAATAACCTTGTAGAGGTTCAGAAACACCTCTTGTATCTAACTAACAACACTTGAAGGATATGCAGTATCTCATTCACAATGACTCTGAGGAGATTGTAGGGTCATTCGCATCAGTCTATGACCTAGAAGTATTCCTCGACGGTGTAAGAGAAGGTAGGGGAGAGAGATACCCTCAGACAGAGAGAATGTCTCCCTTTGATTATCTCAAACACATTGGATGGAGTATGACAATAGTAGAGCAATCTACAGAGGAACCAATGTACATTACTCCTTGACATTCTGAGGCACTTGGTGTATACTTAGAGGGCAGTTGATTGTTGTTACTTAGGCAGTTATATTGGCCCCCTTAAATATAAAATAAGCCACTACCCTAACCTACAAAGGTTCCCAGACGCCTTAGATATTATTCAATAATACTTTAACGGCAATCTAAAAAAATTTCTGAGGTAAAAAATGGATGCTAAGACTCGCATAGAGAGACAAGAGACTCGTGTATGGGCATTAGAGCAACTGATAAGATTAGAGTCATTTCTAGACCCTCGGATGTACGAGTGTGCAGACTATTACACATCCTCTTATGCTTCTCAGGTTGTAGAAGATCTATATACACTATGGACTGAGTGGAAAGAAGACAATCCCACAAGTAATCCACAGGTAATCAATCGCATGTAATACAGTTATGTCCCATAGATTCACAACCACTTTAGAAGAAGATGATTTCGGAGATTTAATTCTCAATATTCCATGGAGTGTATGTGAAGAATTGGGATGGGATGTCGGAACAGAACTAGATTATGAGATCGGAGAAGATGGAAACAGTTTCAAAATCAAACAATCCAATGTTAACGAATGAAGAGATTGCCCTTTTATTAAAGGACAACGAAGAGTCTCATGTATTAATCAATGAGATGTTTGTAAAGATTGCGACTCGTCTAAAGGATATTGAGGAAGCAATCGGCAATTTACCCACACCAGACAAGACATATTACAAACCTGTCGGTGGCGCGGACCACATTACTCTAAAAGAGAATTTGGATAACATTTACTCACGTTTAAACGAACTCGAAAATGGGATGCACAAATAACGGCGATTATTGCGAGACTGATAATCACTGTCAAAAATTTCTACCTTCTTCAGCAGTTCCTGGAGAGGGCACTTCTATGAAGTATAGTGAGTATCCTATAACACAATTCAGGACGGGTAATTATAATATACCAGATCGTACTGGTAATGCAGTTATGCATAATAGTAGTACGATTCCTATTTCAACAACTTCATCACCTGCAGGTGGAAGAGGTAATGGAGTTGCTGCTGATGGGGGTGCTGCAGCATCATTAGCACACTGTGGGAAGGTACGTGGTGTTGGGTGTAATACATTTGCATTTGGAGGTGATGGGGGTTCAGAGATTGCTTATGATTGGATTCCGACTGACTTATCTTTTGATTGGCAATCAAGTGATACCTGGTTATCATATATTTTTGACACATCTAATAATGCAGGTATTGCTGGAAACCCTGTTTATTATATTAGAACTTGTACTAGGACAACAAGTACTACAACACAAGGAACACCACAGGTTCCTGCTTCTACTACAACATCAACAGAAACCACTACAACCTGTGTTCCATGTACAGCACACACTTGTAGTCCTGGTGTAACTGATGTAAAATATACTTATGGTGGGCAAGATTTAACTAGAGATGATGATTGTCCAAATCCAGATTTATTTGGGATTGGTACAGAGAGTACAAAACTAGTATTTACATATAGTCAGTTAAGTAGTCAATTAGCCGATGGAGTAACAGAGTTTGCAGTTTCTTATGGTGGGGGAGCATTTGAACCTGTATATACTGAATCATTAGGAATTGGTCAGGTATATAATTCATCACAAAATCCTTGGCAATTAGGCGACGAATCATTTGGTGACTTTGAAGTATTCGACCAGGAGTTTGAAACTGAGGAAACAAATGGATTTCGTATAAAACTTAGAATCTCACCTATCTTTGATGACACTGGTGCCACCTTAGTATTCAATGGTACACAGTGGGAAGTCATGGAAGTATTGAATTCTGGCACTGGATATAAAATTAATGACACATTTACTCTTAATTATCCATATTTGTTACCAGATAACACTGAAACAACACTAACATTAGAACTAAGGGTGACTAATGTTGGTCCATCTGAGATTTTAACAGGACAAAGTAGCGGATTTGATGTTATTAGGACGGGAGATACAGTAAATGGGCATCGAGTATTGCGTGCTTATCACACAGATCTAGATAATTTCCCTCATCATGTCATTTATTTGTCAGGAGATGGGGATAATTTCATAAAAGAGCAGACATATGTCTCTGATAGAGCGCATGTTATCGTCGCAAAAGCGGGTTATGGCATTCCAGACCGTGCATGTTTGGTTGGTAAGTATGAATTTATAGAAAAATCCGTTCAATACATGACATTGAGTCGTGATGAGAGGTCACCAGACATTTTTAATGAGGTAAAATTGCCGCGAGTGTCTACAACTGTTACAAATGGAGTAGTAACGGGGTATAATATCGAGTTTTCGGGTAGTAAAGTGCGGAGATCGGAGTTAAATGGCAATGAACCGAGGTTAGTTGCTGCTGGTCCACCTTCATCTGCAGGTCGTCCAGCAGTTGTTGAGGGTATTTTTAGTGGTGGGCAGTTAGTTTCGATTGCAATTGTTGATGGTGGCAGTCTTTATGATGATAATGACCCTCCTGCAATCTTTGTTTCCAATACTTTGTCTCAAGATAGGACATCATACAAGAATGCAGGATACGAGGAGGGACATACAGAGCGATATAAAAAGTATTATGACGCTGCTCCAACTCCAAATCCTGATATGTCCTTGATTAAAGAGCAAATAGATTCAAATCCAGAAGTGATTACTGTCACTTCAAATAGGGGTAACATTGATGTTAAGTATGACCCTGAATCTAGAAGAAAAGATATACAACCACAATCATTGTATAGTGCTGGTGTTATTGCACCATTATATGATATAATGAATAAACCTTCCGATATGACGCATTTGGGTAGATTATCTCAAAAAGATTTAGCAAGTGCAATCGTAGAGGAAGAAGCTAACATTAAAGTGAGAACTGATGCTCTTTTACGTGGTCTTACACAAGATGTAATTCCTTCGTATAATGATGTACCAGATACTCTAGTTGAGACAGTTCAGGGTAGACTCGGTAACCTACCTTATGGGTCCGAGAATACTAAATATATTATAAAACAATATAGTCCTGATACTGCTTCTAGAGCAACTATTAATGTTACGCTAAGTTGTAGACCTGTGGCGGAAGGTATTAATACCACTCAGTGCCCACCGCCAGTATTAACTATTCCTGGTCCTACTTCAAGTACGGACCCCGTAACAGGAACAGCAACTGCAGCGTCTTCAACTTGTACCATGACAGGACCTTTTGGTCCTGGGTGTGCATCTTGGTCTGTTAGCGGAGAAATGTTATTTCTTCATGATATGTCAAGATCTGCACAAAATGCAGTAGCAGCAGGGAAGGCATATGGCAATCCACTATTGGAGGTTTAAAAAATGACAATGGGAATGGGTCTCTATATGGGGACATGTTCAGGACATGGTTTAGGTTCTGGTTCTTCTCATCATCCAGGATTGGGTGGTGGAGTTCTGGGTGGATGTCCTCATATCCCCCTAGACCCTCGTATCAAAGCAATGCCTGTCATTGCAATGGATGCAGTCACGCTTTGGCCACCAATAGCACAACTTCCACTTGTTAAACCACCACCAGCGATTGCACCAGTAATTGTTAATGGTATGTTCCCTATACTCGACCAGGATATTCTAACGCCCCATCCAACGCCCACACAGCACGCTACTACTTCGACTGGGGATAAATGTTTCGTAACCTTGAATAGTCCAGCATTCTGGTGTACTCAAGGTACTGCTGGGGGTCGAGAACTACCTATTGGTCATTCTCGTAAAGCATTTTCTACTGTAACTACTGTTTTTGTTAACGGCAGAAGAGTTACAAGATTTGGAGATCCTTTAGGAGATAAAACTACGGCATTTCCATGCAATTCTGTCATAACAGGCAGTAGTCCAAATGTATTCATTGAAGCGTCAGGAGGCGCAGTAACCTAATGGCAACACGTTCCAAATCACTTAGCGGTCAAAATTGTATCGAGTCACAACCAAAAAAGACTCGTCAAGGAAATGGTGCTCATACTAAGTATGCATCGTCCAGTAGAAACAATGCTCGCAAACGTTATAGGGGTCAAGGCAAAGGTTAAGTTAACGCCTAAATAAATATACGGCGGTATATTAGAATGACCCTCAAGAAAATCACGTCAAAGGAAGTAAAGTACTCAAGATCTTTTAAAGACTTCGGTATTTCTTTTGCTAGAAATTTATTTACTGATGACGTGAGTGTTCTTACTAATGAAAACGCGATTAAACAGTCAATCAAAAATTTAGTAATGACTGTTCCTGGTGAAAAACCTTTTCAACCTTTGATTGGATCTAGGGTTTCTGAATTATTATTTGAACCCCTAGATGCATTTACTATAGATGCAATTAGAGAAGAAATTGAGATTACTATAAAGCAATTTGAAAAAAGAGTGCGTCTCAATAAAGTTGATATTATTCCCATCTATGAGAATAATAAAATCTCTATTACTATAGTATATAAGGTAATTGGTATACCGATCAACGAATCGATTTCATTTGTTTTACAGAGACCCGAATAATGCAACCAAATAATTTAACAGCATTAGATTTTGAAGATATTAAGTCTTCAATCAAGTCTTATCTAAGAACTAGGGATGAGTTTTCCGACTATGATTTCGATGGTTCGTCACTCTCGTATCTTATTGATACATTAGCATACAATACTTATTATTCGGCATTCACTGCTAACATGGCAATGAATGAAGCATTTTTGCCATCTGCTACTTTAAGGGACAATGTAGTCCAGGCAGCAAAACTTTTAAATTATACTCCAAAATCAATTAGGTCATCTAGGGCCTGTTTACAGTTAGATATAAACACAGTATTAGTTGGTGGATTCTACCCTTCCACTATTACAATCAGAAAGGGTGCTATTTGTACTGGTGGTAATTATATTTGGAATATTATCGATGATATTACAACAGCAGTAAATCCGTCTACAGGTGCAGCAACATTTGATAATATTGAAATCTATGAAGGCGCATTAATCAACTATAATTATATTGTTAATACTTTTGCAAAACAAAGATATATTCTTCAATCCCAAGACGCAGATATTTCTACACTCTCTGTAAAAGTAAAAGCAAACGAAACATCTGTTACTTCCGACTTATATTC